GGATAACATGCCCGAGGAAGGTACCGTAGGCAATCGCTCCCAGACCCGCGATTCCCTGATCGACCGTAAATGGCGAACTCACCCCCGACGGGACCCAGTTGTTCTCCGCGGAGCCACCAAAGACAACAAGTGAGTCAGGTCGATCTGGAGTAACGCCTATGAATTGTATAACAGAGGAATTCGCTCCCGTGACCACGAATTGAGGAGGACCGTTGTAGGAGATCCCATTCGTCCATTGCATCGCCAGAACGGCAATGGACGGGTATCGTGCAGAGCCGATGCTAGGTGAGGTGAACGTGTGACTCGCACCGACACTAGTTGGTCGTGAAACGAAGGCAGTACACCGTGCACCACCTGCTATCGCAAGTGTCGTAACCCGTTCCCAGACGTTCCCTTTACTATCCGTGACCGCTGGGATCGTAGCAGCGTCGTTCGAGAGGAACGCAACGAGAAGATTTGCCCCGGTGGTATCAACGGCAGGAGTCGTAGCTGAAAGTGAGTCGGTGGACCGGGCCCCCGTACTGACGATGACGAAGAACCCAACCTCAGTACGGATGAAGCTAGTTCCATCCTCCTGTAGGATCTTGTCGCCAGTTTCCGCAAGAATCCGGTCGGCCATTTACGGGATGATCTCTTGAACCGAGATGCAGGACACCAGCGTGCCGCCGTACTTTCGAGCGGCAGCTTGACCGTTGAAGTAAACCGTCCCACCGACGTGATACCCCGCTCGAACTTTGAATGTAATGGCGCTGGTCGTACCTGCGAGCATCCTCTTCGTGAGCACTATCTGCTGACCGACCGTCGCATCACTATTGTAGGTGAACGTGGTGGCGATTGCATTGGCGATCGCGTCCTGGAAAACGCACAGGGTCAGGATCGCTGCTGCCGTACCCATCGAGTTGAAGACTACGTCGATCTTGAGCCGATTCGTCGCACTGGTCGGGGTGATCGATACTGTCATGTACTGGTCGCCCTCAGTGTTCTGAGGGATCGTATCGTCCAGTGGAATGATCGTAGACCCCGCGGCATACGCACCGGTCTCGAAGTATACCTCCTGGACGACCTTTCCAGCACCCAGGGACCCGATCGCAGCGGATACCTGGGCCAGGGTGACCTTCTTCGTGGTTCCACCCTGATTGACGGGTACCTCGTCCGTCGAGAGAGCAGAACCCGCAGCCGTCAGGGCGGAGATTTTTACATCAGCCATTTACGTCGTCTTCTGTTGTCCGAATTCAGCGGCGTCGTACTCCGCGGTAGTCCACGGAATGCCCGTCGCCGGGCTCAGCCCCTGTGGGTAGCACATGAACCCGTACGTCGTCGGGATGAACAGTTCCTGCGCCGTGAGGTAGTCGACACCACCGATCCTGGCCAGTGCCTTGATGCCCACGGGACCAGCGTCCGTCTTCTTCGCCTGTAGGACGTGCTGGATGCCGTTCACAACCGCACCGGACACGGGGAAGGACGGGAAGTTCAGTGAGTCCTTCGCGTTCAGCACGTTCGTGGAGTTGTAGTCCGTGTCACCGTTTGCAAGGACCTCGTCCACAGTGGCCGACTGATCCGCACCTGTGGAACGGGTCCAACCGGAGTTCGAACCAGGTGCGTTGGGATACGTCGCATCGACCCGCTGGGGACCCTTCAACCCAGTCCATCCGTCGGCGCCGGTACCATCGCTGAGGTACATGTCTGCCATGGACCACTCGACACCCAGTGCGCCACCGGAAGTGAACTGCCCGAAGCGAATCTCGTCCCAGGCGTTCACGGAGCCCGTACGGGTGATGAGGTTCGTCATCGCTAGTGCAGGACCGCCGTCGATCTTGATCGTAACCGACCCGGTGGCAGTCCCACTCAGGACAACCTGCCACTCGATGTACTGCCACACGTTCTGGAGCAGAGGCTGCGCTGTCTGCCCGATCTGCGTCGAGCCGACCCAGAAGGAGATCTTCCCGGTCGGCTCCAACTTTAACCAGCACTGGTTGTTGCTGTTCTGCCGCAGACAGATGAGCGTTGAGGTCCCACCCGCACCGCCACCGACTCCGTCCGGGTTCGTCCCTGCACTGTTGGGAGCGGAGAACGCAGACACGGACCTGAAGTTCACACCCCAGTTGAAGGTAGCACCGGAAGGGGTGGGAAACGCTGGAACGAGGCTGAGGATCCCACTACTGAAGGCAGCGGGGTTGGTCACAGTAAGCTTCAGTGCCTGTCCACCCCTTGGCCCGTACGCTGGTGTGATCAGGAAGCAGATGGCACCGGCAGTACCCGCGGCCCTCGATGTCCACTTGCCCGCGGTGATGTCTGCGTCGGTGTAGTGTCCGAAACTGTCAAGCCTGATGAGTGCCATGTTCGTTCCTACCTCAGCTGAACGACCACTTTGAGCGTACCCGTCGCCGCAGTGACGAGCTTGACCCCGTTCGAAAGGAACTTCTCGGCGCCGGTGAGGATGTCCGCATCCTCCGACGTGGCCATGATGTAGTGCTCGGCCATGATGCCGTCGTTGATGTCCTTGATCTCAACGAGCTGGCCTACCGTCAATCCAGTTCCGGAGAAGTGGATCGAGAGAATGTGCAGCCGCCCGGCGAACAAGTCACCGTTGGCGGTCATGACGATTGTGTTGCTGCCTCGTGTTACTGACATGTTGTAATCCTTCTAAACGTGGTTGGGGAGCGGTTAACGCACTCCCCGTTTCCCCATCCCAACGTTACCTTGGTGGGAGACCTGTCGGCGTTTCGCTCCCAGGTCCCTCGGTCCACCTTAGTCCCTTTACCCGACGGGGGCGAGTGTGATCGTCAGCATTCCAACCAGACCAGTGATGGTCCCGCTGAAATCCAGAGCGATCTTGTCGCCCGTAGCGAGGAGCAGGTCGGCAGCGGTTGCCGACAGCACCCCGGTCTGTGTGGTGTTGATCACCGCAGTGAGGTCGAACACCGCGGTCGTGAGTTCCTTAACCGTCGCACCTGCAACAGCACCGGGAGCTGAGGTGTCCGTGATCTTACGAGGACGGACGTTAGCACCGGCGCCGCCAACAACGGAGTGGATCTCGTTGACCGCGGTTACCTTGTACGCCCTGTCCGCGACAAAGACGTGCTGGTCAACCATGGTACCGGTGAGCGGAATGCCGACCGATCGAGCTGAAGCAACTCCGCCCCCGGTATTCCACGCGCTGAAGCCCGCGGCCTCAACGGTGGCTGCGTCCGCAACGCGCATCGTGCCCGCGTTGTCGAACCACATGTACCAGTCGTTGCCGTCCCCATCCTGGAAGATTTGCCCCGCGGGGGCTTTGCCAGTGAGAGGAACACCACCGACCAGTGCGCTTGATTCCCGGGTCTGACGCGAAAAGCCCGCAAGGGGCCGACGAGACTTTGATGCTGCCATTCAGTCCTCCTTTGTTTAAGTGGCTGGGAACCGGTTAATCGGGCAAACCCCCCAGAGAGCACGACTGTCCGTGCCCCCAGCCACTCAAATGTTATCCGCCAGAGGACCCGTACACGCCGCGCCACTCGGAGAAGCCCTTCGAGTATCGGGCGTAGATCTTGAACAGCGCATCGCCGCTCGTGAAGTCGTCCGCGTTGGCCGTCTCGGGCCGGACACGCCAGAAGAACTTGGCGTCGTGACCGCCCGACTTCTTCTGCGACTTCGGCGGGCACACCAGGAACCACTGACGGGCGCTGGTGAAGAACCGGCACGTGAGGAACTCGGTGACCTCGCCCTTGAGGGGGTTGATCTCGTTGTTCTCCGTGTACGGCTTGTACTCGGACTGGAGGATCTCCTTCGCGGCCCACTGGAACGTGGGGTCCAGGATGACCAGAGCCGGGCTCATGACGATGGGCCGACCGCGATCGTCGAGGATCTGGTTGTAGTGATCCAGCCCCGCCTGATACGACGTGAAGGAGAAGTCGGCGTCCGTGGACGGCCTGTTGCCCATCGTCGCACCACCGTCGAGCCGGGTGTGCGCGGTGTTGCACAGGGAGAGGCCGTCCAGGCCGACGAACGAGGCGCTGAACGCGTTGTTGAAGACGCTCCACGCATCCGTCTCGACCTTGTACGAGCACGCGCGGCCCAGTTCGGCGGCCATGTTGCTCATGATGTCGTACAGATCATCATCGTACATCTCCCGGGTGATACGGAACCCGAGGCCGTACGATGCGTGCGTGTAGCGAAGTGCCGATCCGATGAGTGGATCGTCGAACGCCGTTGCCGTGCCTTCCGGCTTCGGCACCATCGTTCCGAGCCCCGCGACCTTGAGTTCCTCTTCGTACGCTCTCACCGAGGTATCGGTGTTGAACACGCCCTGCCACTGGTTCGGCTGAGCGTCGATCTCGTTGAAGAGCACATCGAAGAGACCAGGTGCAAGGAGCGCGGAGAACTGACCTGAAGAGACTGCCATGTTCTATGCTCCTTACGTGCCCACGCGTGTCTGGCAAACAGCTGCGCAGAACGACGCGTAAACGTGGGGACGGATGTCGGTCAGGGCGTATGGCGTTGGGACCGTCTCATCCCAGCTCCCCCAGATGATCATGCGATCGGCAGTCGTGTCGGCGATGTCGACGTACCACAGTCCGCCTGCGGCCGCTTTGGCGACACCGTACGCTTTGCCGATAGCAGCTGTCGTGAGGACACCAGTTCCCTCGGAAGCACTGGTGTCAGCGTACGCGCGGAAGACGACGTCGGGATGGGCGATCTCCACGAGACCGGAGGCCGCGAAATCCACAGCGTTGTTTGTCCCGGGTGCCGTTGCTACGCCTGCGATGAGAGCGGGGTCAGCGCCGCATTCCGTGAGACGACCGCTGGTGTCGAGAAACAGCAGCGCCCCGCGAACATGCGTGTTGAGAGCCTTCTCACCCCAGGAGTAGCGCGGAATCGGCACCGCGTTGACAGTCTTCACGGCGCGCATCGGGAACTTGCTCTGCGTTGCCATGAATTGCTCCTACTCCTCCCGGAAGACGAGCTGCTTGGGGACGTTTTTCAATCCCGCCTGCTTCGCTGCGTTTCGGGCGTTTTCGTTTGCCTGCTGGACCATAGTGTCCAGAGACACGTTCTGGCGGTCTCTCGCCGCTCTCAGTTCTTCGCCGACTGTCTCCTCGTACGCTTCCTTTCGAATTCGCATGAGGACAAGATCACCGCGCATGCGGGATCCGGCAGACACAGGGTTTTCCGTACTCTGCCCTGCGACGGGGAGGGGGGTGAGGGACATCTTCGGATCCTCCCCTATGACGGGCTCGAACCCGTCCAGCTGCATGGACATCACGTTGATGTCCTTCGTGTTGGCCCACCGATAGTAGTACTCGGGGTCCATGTCCGACACGAACAGGCGATCGATCCTACCGTTTGGCAAGCGACCGGTCATAAACGCTCCTTGGCGCGCTCTGTGTTGCCGTCGACGGAGCGTCGATGTCCGCCTGTGTTTGTCCCATCTGTTCGAGACGGGAAAGGTACTGCGTAACGTCCTGCCCGGTGGCGCGGCAGAACTTGATGATCTTCTCGTTCGGTTTGAGCTTCGTCGTTGCGGCCGCGGGAGGAGGAGCAGAGGTCCTGGATCCCGGTGTCGGCGGCAGCGCGGGTGGCACAGGCTTCGCCTGTGGCGCGGTGCGCGTATGAGCAGCTACTGGAACCGTCTTAGCAGCGGGCGGCGTCTCAGGCGGTACTTCCCCTTCCGCTGCCGGAGCTCCGGGTTCCATCAGACGCGCCGCGAACTCCGGGTCGCTGGACTTGACGTTGATGTAGATCTGCCTGTGCAGGCCCTTCTGCGTCAACTGGTGCGGAGGAATGTTCCGTTTGATCTCTTCGATCTTCTCCGCGTACTTGTCGTAGTCCGTCACGGTCGCTTTGAACGCGTCCATGTCGTCCTGGATCATCCGCAGGACGACGCCCGTGTTCAGAGGGTCCATCCGTGCGTTGTTCGCCGCGGCCAGGCGGGCCTCGGGAGTATTCTGTGGCGGTGGAGCTTGAGCAGGAGGAGTAGCTTGCTGAGCAGGTGGCCTCTCTGCAGGAGGCTTTCCGCCTCGGCTCGCCGTCTCAAGTGTTTCCGCATAGTTTGCTACATCCTCCGCACTGAAGCCCGCGAAGCGGCCGGTTGTGTACAAGCCGGTCCGTGGGTCAATAACTGGCGTTTCGCCTGCCATTCTCTGGCTCCTTTGCCTTTGCGGCGAAGTCTCTCACTTCGCCCAGTTTACGTGACAGGAACTGTGCTTCGCCCTGCCGACGAAGCATCGCTTCCGGACTCTCCTCCCGGACCAACCGCACCTGACTGTTGAGGAGTTCCGCCTCCAGGAACCGCTCCAGCGCCACCTGCGCCGATTCCGGGAGGGCCGCCCATTCCTGGTTGTCCACCTGGTCCTCCCATCATGCCCTGCGGGCCTCCGCCCATACCGGGCTGCATACCGCCTCCGCCCATCATGCCCATCGCATTCCCGATATTCTGCATCGCGGTCATGATCGTGGGCACGACTTCGTCCAGGTTCTCGATATCGAATCGCTCGACGAACTTTTTGATGATGATCCCGGCGGCATTCATGATCTGTACGATGACCATCTTCTGCTGCGGCGGGAACATCGGGTTAAATAGGATCGCAGCGGCCTGGTTCACGCGGCCGTAGTAATCGTTGAGGACCTGGATCAGGACCTGCAGCTGCTGAATCTCGAGGTCCCGGTTCACGGACTCGGACGAGAGCTTCAAGGACAGGCCGAGCGTCACCCGGGGGTCACCAGGAGGGAACTGGATATATCGACCTGGAGCCCATTCATAGCCTTGGGGCCGGAACTGCTGTTCCTGTTGCACCGTCAGGTACAGGAGCTCTTCGATCGCTTTACGCATGTCATCGATGGACACCCAGAAACGGATGTTACCTTCGGTGATCAGCGCTGTGGTACCGGTGGCCGTTGCTCTGGACCCTACCGTCGCCGACTCCATACCGAGGTTGTACACGCTAACCCCAGTACGCTTCTCCATGAGGAAGGCGGCTCGCTCTTCGACGTTAGCCAGGTTACCGCTTGGCTCGGAGAGGTGGTAGATGGCAAAGTCCTTCCCAGGATTCTCAACTTTGACGTGCTTACCGGGGTAGATTTCCTCGTTGCGGCCAATGTTCGTGTCCGGAGTAGTGACAATAATGCCAGCGTTGGCGGCGGTCGCAGCATCGATCACCTGATTGTGGGCGGTGGACGCTTCCTTCTGGAAGGGAAGGGACATCTCAGCAACGCCAAGGGAGTACATCTGATGGCTCTGGACCAGGTAGGGAATCTTGACGAAGTGCCGGGCCCGCCCAAAGAAGGGGTTGTAAATCTTCCGGATCAACTTACGGGCGGTGTGACTGTACAGGAGGATCAGTTCCTGAAACAGCGGCGGCTGCTCTTTGTCATCGCTGCCTTCGGCGGGTGCTGTCGCGTCCGTTGCAGTGGGCGCTGTACCCGGTGGGATCTCGAACAGGCCGTGCACTTCGAACAGGTCGTAGATGTCCTGCGTCTCCTCGATGATTCGCTCAGACTCGTTCGTCACTTTATGTCGTTCGTCGTCTCGCTTCTTTCCGGTGTGCTTGACGGCGTCGACGTCTTGAAAGGTTCCGTCGAGCTCTCCCCGTTTGAGTTCGGACCAGGAGAACCTGAGGCGGTGTGCGAACCACGGTAACTGCGACCAATTATCGAAACCACGAGGAGTAATAACATCAGCACCAGGAGCGACGTGCCATTTGACTCCGGTGTACCCGGGAACAGGAACCTCGACAACGTTTCCACCATCGTCGTACCCGTGGTAGGTTTCGGACTCCTCAACCCAGATCGGCTTGACGAACCCGTCGCCGTTCAGTGACACGTCGAAGAAGACCGACCGGAGTTTATCGGAGGCCCCGCTGTTCTCGAGGAAGTGCTTGACCCAGTCGCGGATGTCCTTATCGCCCAGGGGCTTACCGTTGGACATCTGGAACGGAGTCAAGCCACTCAAGTGGGCCTCAACCGGGTCCTTCGCACCGAGAATGCTCCTCTGGAGCCGGGCGGCGACCGCATCAACAGAGATGGCAACGTACGGGACAACTACGTTCGAGGCCCCCGGCCACGGGAAGTTCTTCGTCTCGACTTCCGGCTGCGCCTTATACGCTCGAAGAAGGTCCGCGAGGAAGACTTCTCTGGGGCGATGAGCCTCCAGCGCGCTGCCGATCTCCTTGTGGAGATACGTCAGGATCGCGGCCTCCTGGCTACTTTCGAGCTCGACCGGAATAGCTTGTATCGCCATCGGGGTTCAGTTTGCACCTTCCCTGGTAGTGCACCGTGCCTGAAGGAGCCTTCGCCGTCCCGACGGTCGCTTTGAAGAACGCAGACCCGTCAGGGAGTTTGGTTCCAATCACTTTCCGAGCGGGAACTTTCCTTTCTTTGTTCCCACCGGAACGATCCCCCGCGCCGACGGCGAGTTTGGCCTCCGGTTCTCGCCGTTCTGTACTGGCTGCTTCATCCGACTTGGCAGCATCCCGTCGAAGTTGCTTCCCCCGGGAGCGTGGGTACTTCCGCTGTAGGTCGAGTAGTTTTTCGGACTGCCCTTCATCGTCCTTCTCCTTTTTCGGTTTAGCCTTGGCCATTTCAGCCCTCGTCTATTCGGGGTCCGTTCCGGACGCCCTAGTAACCGGTTAACGGTGAACGACCGAGTTGACGTGATTTATCCGCCGATGCTGCGAGGCGTAGG